TTTTACAAACTAGACCCGAGTGTAATGGATACAAAGATGATTTTCTGGATATGAGACCACATGAATGGTCAATCACCATAGCTAATATTATTTGCGAAGTTGCAAAACTATTTTTATATAAGAGAGCTGGTGGGAAAGAAGCTTATGAAAATGGAGTTTTATCAGATGTGATTGAAGATCATACAACAAGAACCTGGGGTGATATATCCACTATGAAAGCTTGTGCTAAATTTCAAAATACTACTGATCAATTTAAAGATTTTGTTACCATAGCAGTTGTCAAGGGCAAAACAAAAATAAAGGTGAACAAAAAGATGAGAATGAATGAAAGAACAAAGTTGATTGAAGCAATTCCAGAATTGATGGCTAGAATAGCAAAAGATGAAGATAAACAGATGGCAATTTATCCAGCATATTATACTGGTGAATTATTGTTAGAACTAGAAAAAACTGGTTTGAGAGTAAATTTATTTATGAAAGATCAGCAATATGGTTTGAGAGAAATTTATGTTCTGGATGTGGTGGCTCGACCTATTCAAAGCATTGAAGAATCTACACCCAAAATGATCTGTAAAAGATTTCCTTGGGAAATGTTGGTGAGAGGAACAGAAAAATTAATGAAGAAAGATGTGCATTATTTAAAAATACTCCATTATGTTCGTAGACACATAAGAGAGAGATTGATTATTATTTTCCATGATGATTCAGATGATGCCAAACGATGGGCTCAAAATTTTATGATGAACCTCTTTGCTTTCTTTATTGATAAATTATGTCCACCAGAATTAAAGAATATTCATTTCAGAATATTGAATTTATTTACAAAGAAACGAATTGAAATGCCTTTATATGTTTTAAAGAAATTTTGGGAAAACAAGAGTGTAGATTCCATTTTACCGGAAATGAATAAGTTGCGTGATCAATTCATGGGAAATACTAAAGAACATAATCTATGTGATGTGGGTAGTATATTCTTAAAGAATATTTCAAACATGATGCAGGGAATCAAACATTATGGTAGTTCATCTATAAATGCCTGTTTAGTGTTATGGCAATACACTTTATGCAGATCAATTTATTCTAATCTCAAGAAGCACAACAAATTGGGAGATCTTTCAGAAATAATGGTCACTATGTTAATCTCTTCTGATGACTCACAAGTTAAATCTACATTGGTTTGTAAAATCCCAGATGAAATTAAGAAAGACAACAAAGCAATTAGAAAAATTCAAGAAAATGGTATTAACCTCTTGACTACATATTCAGATATCAAACAAACTGTTGGAGAATTTGTCTTAATCAACAGAAGTGAAGAAAAGAGTACTAGTAATAACTTTTCAGAAGCTGGTGAGTTCAACTCAGAGTTTGAAACAAGAGGTAGCACAGTAAGACCTAGAATTAAATCATTCGAAACACTATTTCAGGTACCTACTAGTAGTTCTCTAGATGGTAGATCTGTTTTCTTTGCTGAAATGAGGAAAAGTCTGTTGGCCTCTGGTGGTGGTCATGAATTATGTGCATATATGCAATTCTTTCAAGCTTTACATCATTATTACCTCCTTGGAGCTAGTGCATTAGAAGACTATGATGAGTTTTCTAACAAACTGATTGAATGCCCCTTACCACAATTTGGTTTCTTCTTAT